CAAGAGTATTGTCTTTTGTCTTCCTGGACGTGGATGTTCATTTATCTTTTTGAAGGCATTTGTTCAACTCTGTTTTGATATGGTTCAAAATGGAATGAGTATTCAAATCTCTCAAGATTATAGTTCAATGGTGAACTTTGCACGTTGTAAGGTTCTTGGTGCGAATGTTCTGAGGGGTCCGAAGCAGATTCCTTGGGATGGTAAACTGAATTATGATTATCAACTCTGGATTGATAGTGATATTGTTTTTGATACAAATAAGTTCTGGCAACTTTGTGATCTTGCTTTGAATGCAGAAGGTGAAGATAAGGAAATCGTTGCTGGATGGTATGCAACAGAAGATGGTCACACGACATCAGTTGCACACTGGTTGGAAGAAGATGACTTCCGTAAGAATGGTGGAGTCATGAATCATGAGACGGTAGAAAGTATTTCGAAACGTCGTAAACCCTTTACTGTAGACTATACTGGTTTTGGTTGGGTCATGATTAAGAATGGTGTGTTTGAGAATCTTGAGTATCCTTGGTTTGCTCCTAAGATGCAAGTCTTTGAATCTGGTGCAGTTCAAGATATGTGTGGAGAAGATGTTTCATTCTGTCTCGATGCAATTGAACAAGGTTATCAAATCTGGTGTGATCCTCGTATTCGTGTAGGACATGAAAAAACTCGTGTGATCTAATGACATACAATATCTTATACAAAGGACGTAAGATATATCAGAACCTCAGTTATGAAGAATGTGCTGAGGTTCTTGACGAACTCTCCTCTAAGTACTACACTGATGAGGAATTTGATATTGAACAACTCGAACTGGAGGAAATCTAATGGCACTGAATAAAACAATCTTTGAAAAGGGAGCACCGAAAAAAACTCGTCAAGGACGTTCTGCTCGTACTCTTCTCTCACCAACGTCTCGTAATGGTCGAAAGAAAAAGTATCGTGGTCAAGGAAAGTAATCTATGTACCATCCAGATCCAAAAGATGAATGGAATTCAATACATCCAGAAGATCTTTGGGTCTATAACAAACTCTTTTTAAATCAACGCCTAGGACATCTCTGTGGACCCACAGGGGTGTCTGTTCCATATTCAGGGTATTATATCGTCCGACCGAGTATTAATTTACTTGGTATGGGACGATTTTCTCGTATAGTTCCTATTGAAGATAGTACTGATCATTTTCATCCTGCAGAATTCTGGTGTGAAGTTTTTAAAGGACAACATCTTAGTGTTGATTTTTATAAGAAAGAATGTTCATTGGTCGTTGTTGGAGAAAAAACATTAGAAGCACCTTTCTATAAATGGAAAAGATGGTATAAGATAGATAAAAAAGTTGAATTTCCAGAAGTTTTAAATAATTTGAAGGGAGATTATGACTGGATAAACTGTGAATTCATAGATAATAAACTTATAGAGGTTCATTTTAGGAGAAATCCAGACTTTAGATATGGTAATAGTGTTGCAATTCCTGTTTGGGTTGGAGAAAAAGTGGAAAAAATAGAAAATTTACGATTTGTAGAGGATAAAGATTACTTAAGAGAGGGATTTTATATCGATTGACGGGATAGCAACCCCGTAAAAAGTTCTGATTTTACAAAATCAGGAGAGCAAAATGGGAAAACCATCAGATCGTGACAAAAATTACATGTACGAATTGTGGGGAACAACTAACTTAACTTCAGATTATGGTGTTTTTGAGAAAATTAAAGAAAAAAAGATGCTCAGAGAGATCAGTAATGATGATCTTACACCCAAAAAGCATGATTTTTTGATTCAAAATGAACTTCATTCAAAAATTCGCAATGATGAGGACTATGATGACTGGGAATATGGTACAGAACCCCTTTACGAATCCAGAAAACCCGAATAAATAAGATAGATTTATTAATTTTTATGCCTGTAGAACGGGTAAGTAAAGAATTTAAAGACCTGAGCATGTCGTTTCAGGTCAATCCAATCAATTATGACTTGATTGCACTCAAAAATGAGAATGCAATTGCCCGTTCTGTTCGCAATTTGGTACTTACTTATCCAGGTGAAAGGTTTTTTAATCAAAATTTAGGTTCTAAAGTAAGTCGTTCTTTGTTTGAGAATATCGATGAGATAACTGCATCGGTAATTAAAGATGAAATTGAAAATACAATCAATAATTATGAACCAAGAGTCGAACTAATCGATGTAGTGGTTGCTCCAAACTATGACAACAATGAATTTTATGTAACCATCAATTATTATATTGTTGGAATTGATGCATTACCTCAACAATTATCATTCGCATTACAGCCAACGAGATAAATGGCACTAGTAAATTTTACAAACCTAGATTTTGATCAAATAAGAACTTCGATTAAGGATTACCTAAGATCGAATTCAAATTTTACTGACTATGACTTCGAAGGGTCTAACCTTTCAACATTGATTGATGTCTTAGCATATAACACTTATATTACTTCATACAATGCTAATATGATTAGCAATGAAGTATTCATTGATAGTGCAACTTTAAGAGAAAATGTAGTTTCTCTTGCAAGAAATATTGGATATGTTCCAAGATCAAGAACTTCATCTAGAGCAACAATAACTTTCTTTGTAGATACCACTGGATTTTCTACCAATCCAACAACTTTGACGATCAAAAAAGGAACTGTTTGTACATCCACTTCCTCTTTTGGAAATACAAGTTATACTTTTGCAATTCCATCTGATGTTACTGCTCCTGTTGTAAATGGAATTGCATTATTTGAGAATGTTCAGATTTATGAGGGAACTTTCTTAACATCAAACTTCACAGTAGAAGCAGAAAACCCAGCACCACCACAAAGATATATCTTAGATAACGCAAATATTGACACTTCGAGCATTTCTGTCTTAGTTAGAGATACTCAATCTAGTACATCTTCTAAAAAATTCAATTTATCTGATAGTTTACTTGAAGTTACCTCTACTTCTAGAGTTTTCTTTTTACAAGAGATTGAAGATCAGAGATATGAGTTAATTTTTGGTGATGGTGTATTTGGAGAAAAACTCGAAGCACAGAATTTCATTGAAGTATCGTATATTACAACAAATGGAGAATCGGGTAATGGTGTTTCTTCATTTACATTCAATGGAAGAATTGTAGATAACAATAATAACTTAGTTACTAACGGAATTTCTTTAATTACCACAATTACACCATCTCAAGGTGGTAATGAAATTGAATCTGTGAGTTCAATTAAAAATTATGCTCCTAGAATCTATGCATCAAACAACCGTGCAGTGACAGCATCTGATTATGAAGCACTAATTCCGAAGATTTATCCAGAAACTCAATCAGTTTCAGTGTTTGGTGGAGAAGATTTGAATCCTCCACAATATGGAAAGGTTTTTATCACTATTAAACCTTTCTATGGACCGTTTGTTCCAAACTCAATCAAGGATAATCTCAAAAATCAGTTAAGAAAGTATAGTGTTGCTGGAATTGTTCCAGAAATCCTTGATATTAAGTATTTGTATGTTGAAGCAGATGTAACTGCATACTATAACACAAATCTTGCCCCGAATTCGGACTTTGTAAAGACTATTATATCTGATAATATCAATACATATGCAAGTTCAACAGAACTCAACAAATATGGTGCAAGATTTAAGTATAGTAAATTCCAAAATATCGTAGATAATAGTCACGAATCAGTAACTTCCAATATTACTAAAATTCAGATTAGGAGAGACTTGAAAGCAAGTTTAAATCAATTTGCTGATTATGAAATTTGCTTTGGAAATTCCTTCCACATCAAAAATACAAATGGTTACAATATAAAGTCCTCTGGATTCAAAGTTTCTGGTATTTCAGATACTTTATACCTCTCAGACATTCCAAATCAAAATGGAACTACTGGAAACATATTCTTCTTTAAACTTAATTCACAAACTCAACCAGAGATTGTTAAGAATAATGTTGGAACAATTGATTATGAAAAAGGTGAGATACTTTTGAATATTGTTAATATTATTTCCACCGAAAAATCGGTGCAAGGTGAGTCGATTATTGAAATTTCTGTAGTTCCAAAATCAAATGATGTCATTGGATTACAGGATTTATATTTGCAACTAGATATTAATAAAACTACATTAAATATGTTATCCGATGAAATTTCCTCAGGTGCTGATCCCTCAGGAACAACATACACTACAACATCAAGTTATACAAACGGAATTTTAGTAAGACAGTAAGAAATGACAGATACCAGAATCAAGATTAGTTCCGTAGTTGCAAGTCAACTCCCAAATTTTGTAAAAGAGGAATTCCCTCTCGTTAGTGAGTTTTTATCTCAATATTATTTGTCTCTTGAGGGTCAGGGTTCGACCTCAGATATTTTACAAAATGTTGATCAATATGTAAAAGTCGATAACTTAACCAATCTTAAAGATTCTACTGTCTTATCATCCGATGTTACTTTTTCGGATAGTGAAATTTTTGTTGAATCGACATATGGATTTCCACAATCTTATGGATTGATTCAGATTGATTCTGAGATCATAACATATACTAGCATTACTGCAAATTCTTTTGTTGGATGTGTTAGAGGATTTAGTGGTGTAACTTCATATAGAAATTCCAATAAACCAGACCAACTGGTATTCTCAAAATCAGAAATTTCCCAACACTCTTCTGGGACTACAGTAAACAACTTAAGTGTTCTCTTTTTAAAAGAATTCTTCAAAAAAGTAAAAACTCAAGTAACTCCTGGATTTGAAGACCGAGAGTTATATTCGGGAATTGATAAAAGAATTTTCATTAAACAATCTAGTGACTTTTACTCAACTAAAGGTGCAGATCAATCCTTTGAGATTTTATTCAGAGCACTCTATGGTGAAGACGTTGAGGTTATCAAACCAAGGGATTACCTTATCAATCCATCAGACGCACAATATAGAGTAACCAGGGACCTTGTAGTAGAGTCTCTGAGTGGAAATCCAGAAGATCTCCTTAATAGAACTTTATTCCAGGATCAAACAGAAAATTTTCCTGCAGCAAGTGGTTCTGTAACTAATGTACAGAAAATTTCCAGAGATCAAAAAGAATACTATGTTCTGAGTTTGGATTTTGACTATGATAAGGACATCAATGTAAGGGGATCCGTATTTGGTAAGTTCTCTATTCATCCATCTACAAAATTAATTACTTCAGTATCTGCAAATGCAACAACACTAGATGTAGATTCTACTGTTGGATTTCCAAATAGTGGAACACTAGTTGTAGATTATTCTGATGGCACATCATTAACTTTTACATACGAGTCAAAAACTCTAAACCAATTTTTTGGATGTAATGGGATAACCAGAACAATTACTTCTGGTCAAGATATTCGACTGGATGCATATGCATATGGATATTCTGGTCTTGATACTAGTAATGTAGTTACTGTTAGAGTAACTGGAGTATTATCTGACTTAGAAATACCATCATCCACTTATTACTATGAAGAGGGTGATATTGTCGAATCAAAAATACTTGGTATTGGAATCACAGATTATGCTGCAAATAATTGGTTCTTTAATATTGCAACCTCTTATGATGTAAGGTCAATATCTCTTCAGGAATTATCAAGTTTTACTTATAATTTAAGAACCTTTGATAGACATAATTTTGTAGTAGGTGATAATGCAAAAATAACGGGTTCTGATGGAAGTGAAAAAACTTGTAAGGTTGTATTAATTGTAAATGAAAATACAATTTCCGTAAGAGGTCAAGGACAACTTAATAGTCAAGTAAAATATAATATTGAAAAAATTCTGTCAAAGGTAAATTCCAATAATTATCCAGAATTATCAATATACACGACTAATGTTCAGAATGTATACACTGATAATGAATCACTTTATGTTGCTTCACCATCAATTCCAAATTATTTGGATGAATCACTAAACATTAATAATAGATCTATTACTTTCTCCGGAACTTTTAATGGAGAAAACATAACATCAGTAAATCATGGATTTTGCACTGGGGATTCTGTAACTTATAGATCTGTAAGTGATACTAATAAGTTGAACATTGATGATGGAATTTATTTCATCAAAAGAGTTGATGAGAACACTATTAAATTATCACTAAG